CGTATAGGCATATGGGTTGTCCTCGCAGGCGTAATACTCCGGGTCGTCATCAACGGCCTCGAATCGCAGTCCGTCACCCGCCGGCGCGACACCGGACACCTTGAACCGGCGCCCCGGCGTCGCGATCGGATCGAACTGCCACGCCCAGTCGAACGGTGCGCACTCTTCAAATCCGGCCGCGCCCGGCATCGGGAAACCATCCAGCGGCGTAATGATCGTCAGCTCATCAACATCGCCAACCGCCGACACGACGGATACAGTCTTCATGTTGCCGTCCGGGTCGCGGAGCATCGCAATGCCGTTGCCGTCGCTGGGCACCTTGTTCTGCAGCTTTATCGTGGTGCCGCCACTACCGGGCATCATGCGACCCGAGTATCCCCACACCGTCAAATCGTGTGAGAACGACACCACGTCGCCGCGGGTGCACACCATCCCCTCGATGTCGGTTTCCCAGGAAATCTGCCGCCGTCGCCACACCTGACTTGCCGCCAGAAGGTTTGCTTCCCGGCCCGCCATGTCAGCGTAGACACAGCCGTCCAGGTCGAGCTGCAAGGGATTGTTCGTGGCAACCACGCCAGGCACCTTGGCGCGCACCTCGTCCATCACCCAGCCCGAGCCCTTATTAATGAAGTTCGCAACAATCTCGTCAACGGTGCCTTCGTTGATGTATGCCACCTTGAAGGACCCGGCGCGGACATTGAACGGGCCGAACATCGCAGTGACGGGGGTGTCCGCCGCGTCCCATATGACACCAAGCTTCCCAGTCTGGTAGGTCATCGAGGCACGCCCGGCGCGCGCGATCATCTGAAGCACAGACGCCGTGCTCATCTTGCGGTCCAGCACGTAGTCAAACGTGAGCCTATTGGTGTGGCACCACAAACCCCAGGTCTTGATGGCCTCGATGTCAATCTGGGCATCGCTCATGCCACCGCCGTAGATTCGATGCCCATCCGAGTCCAACTTCCCGCGAGCGAACCACAGGAACCACCACGCTGGGTTGCTCGTCGGCGCCCACTGCCAGTCGGAACCGGTCCAGATCGAGCACCACGCTGTCGCAATTGCGCTGAATTCGTCAACTGCTCCGTTGAGTTGTGCCGAAGCCTGGATCCGCAAGGCCACACGCAGCTGCCCCGAGTAATCCGCTGTGTCAGTCTGGTAGCACAGTATCTGGCTGATCGCCGTTTGGTTCGATTCCCGGCTGCTTTGAATGTCCGCGGTCACCTTCCAGACGCGCACCTCGTACATGCCAACAGGAACATCCCACGAAATCGTCTTCCGTGTCGGCTCCTGCCTGCCTCCGGTGACGCGCACGCCAGGGGTTGTGCTGTAGCCGAGTAGCGGATCGGGCGCGATTCCGGCCCAAGGCTGCCCAACCTGAAAAGGGTGCGGCTTCCAGCGCCAAACACCCATGACCGGAGGCACAACAGTCAACCCCGCGTCGCCACCGCCGAAGCTGTAACCAGGCTTGATGACAAACGTTTCACCATCCGTATGGTCTGCGGAATTGGTCGACCCGAACCCGATTTGCTCTTCGCGCGTGTATGTCTCTCCCGCCTCTCCACCGCCCGAGCTGGATACGATCTGCATCTTCGCCCAATAGTGGGTCGCGTAGCTCGCATCATTGAGCAGCCCAATATCTACCCACGCACCACCGACTGGACGGTACTGCAGCCGAAGCTCGACAGTCCGCGACTCCATGGCGCCAGAATCGTTGACGTAGAACAACTGGGACGCCACTTCGACGGAAATGTGCGTAACGTCTTTCGGCGTCGTCCGGGTGTTGACCACACCAGCCTGCAGCGTGAATCCCTGCAACGTATCGACGTTGCCGGGGAACATAGTCAAACCCCCGGTATTGGGGTCAGAAGACTGCATCTGAACCCCTTGAAAACTCAGTACTGGCGTCTCGCCGATCCTGTAATCGTTCAGGGAGACGGAGTTCAGCTGAAGCCCGAAGTGGAAGATCTGATTCAGAAACTGCGTGTCGCCCACATATTGGGTGTAGGGCTGAGCGCCAATGTCTGCAACGACCTTATGTTCCCCGAACACAATTGCCATCGGCTCCCAAGGGCGAGCACGATTACGCCCCCCCTGGATTGCGTAGGTTGGGCTGCTCTCGTACTTCTGTCCTGTGCCCAGCTTCGCAGCCGTCGGAGTTGGCATGGGAAGAAGCGCGTTCACGACCAGAGAGCCCCCAATCATGATGCCCGCCCCGAGCACACTTGCACTGGTGGCTGCGGTCATGCCAAGAAATCCCGCCCCGTTAACGGCGTACCATTGCTGCGTCACGATCGCAGCAGCAACGACCGCAATCATCGCGACGGTGCGCAGCACTTTCCCACCACCGCCCCCACCTTCGCCCTTCGCACGGATGATCACCTGATCGCCATTGCGCGGGATAAGCCGCCGCCAAATGGCAATGGGCACCGGCCGCCCGTTGTGCCAGACATTGACCACGCGCGACGGCAACGCGACGCCCAGACGCTCGCAGTAGCGCCCCAGAGTTTCACCGGGCAGGAAAGGAGCGCAAAACGAGTCTCGGCCTGCGGATGCAACGAAGGGGTTGCGAACGACCAGCAGCGACGGATTTTCCGGCGCCCGCTCAAGCTTCTTTTCTACGATTTCCACTGGTAGAACCCTTCAATCTTGTAGTCGATCATCGTCATGAAGCGCAGGCGCTGACGGATGACAGCCCCGAACGTCTTGTCAGCGTGCAGTACCCACCACTCGCCGGCCAGCCGGCACATCACGCCGATATGAAAAAGGTCACCACGCGACAGCAGAAGCACAGGGTGGCCCTCGACGGGTTCATCCACTCGATCGGCAAAATCGGATTTCACGCGGGCGATCTGCGCTGCCTGCGCTCGCAGCGTCTCTTCGTGCGAGTCGGGAATGTCGGCATTAATCCCAAATGTTTCTCGCGCAACCAGTGCCGCAAGCGCTGCGCAGTCGCCCGATTCCGGGACATAGGGAAGATTCAGATATCTGTCGGACCAATGCATCAGAAAATCCCAGGAGTCGTCGTCGGGTCATGCCGCACGGTGACCGCGGACTGCATAAGCGTGTTTTTGAACCCCAGGTCACCGCTCACCCTGGTGTTCGTGATCGACAACCCCGTCAGGTCCATAGTCATGTCAAATTCCAGGTTCGACGGATTCGAGCGCAGCACCATGATCAGCCGGCATTTCGCCCCGGCACCACCTTGGCTTACTTCGAGCCACTGCGTCAGCTCGCGCCCTATGTTGTCGACTTCAAGCTTTGCGCTCGACACCTGCCCGTCCTTGTCGTCCGGGATAGAAAGATCGAAGCGACAGGCCACGAACGTGCTGCCCTCCACGACGATATCGGCGGTGTCGTTCGCAAAACGCGCCGGAACAGCAAGATCTCTGTGCGTTATCTCGATCAATTCGATCAGCGGCTCACCAGCGCTGGTCGCATTGACGTTGCGCTTCGCTCTGGGGGAAAAATTTCGCGCCATGTCAGCCCACCGTTTCGATCTGGACGGACGCCCGCCACACAAGCCCGGGGCTAGACCATGAGATCTTCCCGGACACAAACCGCGCCTGCTTCATGACCGCATCAAGGGGATCGACCCAATCAAACCAGCCCACCCCGCCGTTCAGGTCGGTTCGCATCCACAAGTCGAACGCATTCTTGTGCGCCACGCCATCAACATGAATAGTTGCATCGCGGGTGACAATCGGCATCGTCCAGCGCGGGCGCTGCTTTGCGATGCCGCCGTCCATGTCGGTACGCAACACGCCGTAGTCAGGTTCTTCACTGAATCCCGCAAGGAGGATCCTTGCGTAGTTCGGAAATGTCGCCATATCACGTTCCCATCACACCGCGCACCGCCTGCGCGGATCGGCCATTTCGCTGCAAGTCGCTCACGACAATGCTGATCACTTCGCCGCTCACGTCTAAGCTGCGATTGACGCCCGTCACCTGCTGCGGCGTGCCGTTATTCACGATTTCGACACGACGGCCGCCACCTGGCGGCGAACGGCCGACAGGCGGTGGCAACGCCGGGGACCCGGCCATTCCGCCTGCGGCGTGCCCGGTCCGGATGGAGCGGCGTAGAGCATTGAAGCCGCCCACGCCACCCAAGGCGCGGATCTCATCCTGGTTCAGCACGCCTTCGCCGCGATGCACGATGCCAGCCGGCTCGAAGCGACCACCATCCCCGGTATAGCCGCCAGCGGAAAACCTGATCCCGTCCAGCAAGCCGCCGGCGGTGCCGCCAATGCCCTGCAGACTTGAGCCGGACACCGAGGAGCCGCTACCTAGCCAGCCACCCAACACATTCCCAAGAACGCCAGCCAGCGGGCCCGTGACGCTCTGCTGGATGGCGATACGAACCATGTCGGAAATGATGCTGTCGGCAAGGTCCTTGAAACTCAGTTTTCCCGTACGGACAAAGCCAGTAAGCGCGTCTTCCATGCCAGAAAACGAGTTGGTCACCGCACTTTCAATGGACGAGGCCACGTTCATCGCGCTGTCGGCGTAGTTTCCCAGCCCACGCACCATGCCCAGATGCCACGAGGACTCTGCCTCACGCTTGCGGCCTGCGGAATCCTGCAGAATTGCAACCTGGCGCTCTTCAGCAGCGCGCAAGGCCTCAATCCGCGCCTCGTATGTCGACTTCGCCAAGCGCGTGGATTCGACCTGCTGGTCTTCCTCCAGCTTGCGGCGGCGTTCGGCGTATTGCTGCCGAATCGCTACCTCCTGCTCCATCTGCTCACGCTGCCAGTCTGGCATCCCAACGCCAGCAACCTCGATGTCTCGTGCTTGCTGATACAAGTCGATTTCGCGCTGGATCGCGTCGAAGTAGCGCGCAGACTCCGCAGCCTTCTTCGTGGCCTCCTCTGCCTCCTTCCAGGCGTGGATCTCGTCGAACAGCGCCAGGGCTCGGGCGCGGTGCGCATCCGAACCCTTAGCCTGCTCGATTCGATAGCGCTCCTGGGCGTCAGCGGTCATACCCAGGGTCGCGCGCTGCTCTTCCAGGCGTTTAACCAAGCCCTGCAACTCGCTTGCCTGCTGGGCGCCACCCTTCGGCAGGAAACGGTCGTTCAACCGCTTCTGCGCATCACTGTCGAAAAGCGGTCCCAGCGCCTCGCGCCACTCCTTCTCCGCCCCCTTAAGCCGCTCGCCGGGCGTGGCGAACTCCTTCAGGAACTTGTCATAGGCGGCCCGATACTTGTCCAGTTCGTTGATGACAGGTGCCACGCCCCCCGCAGCCGCAGCCTGCGCCCCCGTCAGCGCCTCGATCTCCTGGCGCAAGCCTGCCACGTTCCCCGAGGTTTCGATGACCTTCTGCGCAAGCTCCACCAGCCGCCCGCGGCTTGACTCGCTAGCGCGACCCGACGAGATGTAGGACTCGACCAGGGCCGCAAGCGAGGCGGCCATTTGCTCAGACGACTGGCCGGTGTCGGACGCCACAGCCTTCATTTCTGCGGTGAAGTCAGCACGGTACTGGGCGGCGGCGCGGGTACCCTCCGTCAGCGCAGGCTTGAACGCATTGCCCAGTTCGAAAACGGCGGCTTGGCTTTCCTTTAGGGCCGCGTTCAGGTCGTCCGTCTTGATGCTGATTACCTGCTGGCGCTGCAGCTCGTTCAGTTTCTGAAACGACGTCACCAGGTCATCAACGTTTCGCTTGGTGTCGGCCACTTCCCGCGCACCAGCCGACGCCGAGTCGCGCGCGTCCCGTCCGTACTGGGTCCATGCGTAGGCCGCTCCGGCAAGGGCGAGCGTGACTGCTCCCACCGGCCCGCCCACCAGCGCAAGAGCCGCGCTTGATGCCCGTGCAACGGCTCCGATACCAGCCAATCCGGCGGCCGCGGGCGCGCTCACTCCAGCCATCCGCGCAAGCGTGGCTTGATAGCGCGCAGCTTCGACCTGGGCGGCAGCAAACGCACCTGCCGATGACAAGGCGGCGGCTGTCAACCGAGTGCCCAACACGACCGCCAGGGCGCCAGCGCCCCCCGTCAGCGCGTTGAGTCCGTCGCGAGCGGCGTCTGAACCGAGCGCGTCGTTCACTGCCTCAATGGCCGACCGCAACCCGTTCAGGCTGCCGTTTTCATCGGTCAGCAGCGCGGACACCGTGTTGCGCAGGCCCATCAACGCGCCGCCCAACGTGTCGCGCGCGGCCGCCGCCGCTCCGCCGTAGCTCTCCTCCAGGGCGCGCAGCACGACTCCCTGCGCTTCAGCAGTACGGCCGGATAGCTCCAGCTGCTCCACCAGAGCCTTCTGTTCCTCCGTGAAGCGGAACCCCTGCCGGCTCAAAGCAGCCAGCCCCTGCGAGGGAATATCCAGCGCGCGGCCAATCGTCTCGGCGGACGCGCGAATGGTCATGCCCGTGCGCGCCGCCATGTCGGCAGCCGCCTGCATTGCGCGCGGGAACTCCTGGCCAGCAATCCCGGTAAACGCCAAGAGCGCGGTCTGGGCTTCGGTCACCTCGCCGGCCGAGATCGTGCTGGCCGACTCGATGGCATCCGCCATGGCGTTCAGGCCGTCGGCGCTCATCGTCGCGGCGCGTCCAGTCGACACCAGGACAGCGGCCAGTTGCGCCTGCTCGTTCTGAGCGTTGATCGTGTTCTGGACAAATGCGGTCAGAGCCGTACCCGCCGAGATACCGGCAAACGCTGCCCCCATCAGTGCAGAGGCGCGAGTCCAGGACGATCCGGCCTGTTCAGCGCTCTGCTCCATTTCACGCGCCGCCCGGCGGGTAGTGCGGGCAGCACGGTCCATGTCCGTCTCGAAACTGCCGGTCCGAGCCAGCAGGTCGACGACGATTGATCCGGCAGTTGACATGTAATTCACCTATGCCCGTGAGGGCTTCATTCCAAGGGCGGCGAACGTCTTTAGGTCCGCTTCAGAGAATTGATCCGAGAGCAACGGCATCTGGTCGTCGTCTTCCCGAAGACCCATTCCGCCCACCAGCCAATCCAGGCGTGCCGGGAAGTCCCCGCCAACCTGGACCTGCGCCAACATGGCCGCGGGGCGGTGGTAGCGGTGCAGGTCGTCAAAAGGAGACTCCTCGTAAAACTGCTGCCAGGATCGAAACTCGGCCTCCGTCATGCTCTTCAATTCCCCGATGGTCCGCCCCAAGGCCAGCGCCAGGATGTGCAAGAAGCGGACCTCGCCCGTTAGCCTTTTCCCCGCAAGTCCGCGAAGTCGTTGATCTCGGCGATCACGTCGGAAAGCTTGCGCAGGACCTTGGGCTTGATGCGATTGGCCTGATCCAGGCTAAGCGCGGGCTTGCCCTCGGCCGTCACCACGCTGGCAACGACCAGGCGGCTGTGGGCGCGGTCGCGTACGTCTTCGTCCGGGGACGTCAACGCAGCAACCCACTTGTTGAATTCGACGTGACTGATCGCCTTGAAATAGAGCGTGTGCGGCTTGCCGTCGCCCAACTCGACATCGCGGGCCACGACCTCATCGCTTACGAAGAGCGCGTCCGGCAGTGCTTGCTTTTCCATGTCGCCCCCTTACGCCGCAGGCTTGAAATTCCAGGTCACCTTGCCCGACCGCTGCAGCGTCAGGGTTCCGGTCACACGGTCGTTGGTGGCGGCATCGATCGTCACTTCCGCGATGTACGCCTGGAACCGGGCGGAAGTGCGGGCGACCGGGAGAACAATCACATCGCCGGCATCGAGAGTCGGCGGCGCCGTGCCGTCCGAAAAGCCCACGATCCAGTCCAACACCGCGCCGGACTCTTTCAGATCCGTGAGCACGCCTTGATGCGACTCTGCCGTCGGGATGAAGTTGAAGGGCACCGACACCTGACCCGGCGCGCCCAGGCCCGGAATAAATTCCTGATCCTCCTTCGCATCCAGGCAGGTAACGTCGATCTGCGACTTGGTACCCGCCCCCAGGCCGGTAATGCCCGTGGGGCAGGCCATCTTCAGAATCACGGGGTTCGGGGTGGCCAGGGGATTGAGCACGAACAGGTGCGTGCCCTGGGTCTTGATAACGCCAGCAGTCATGGTGACCTCACAAAGAAAAAGGCCCGCACATGGCGGGCTGATGGTTCTGCAAAAAAGACGGCCTAGCGGCCTCTGATGAAGTCGGCCTGTAGCCCAATGCGAAACAGCTTGGTATCGGTCTCGCGGGTGTGGATGAAAACTCGATTTGCGATGCCGGCCACGTCCAGTGCGTCGCGCACCGCCCCCGCCAGCGATATGCAGGCAACCTCCTGGTCATCGTCCGGACCTGTCCAGCAGTCGATCTGGACCGTGCCGTTGTCAGCGTCTGGAGGCCCGCTTAGCTGGTCGTAGGGGGTGTCGATGACCGTGAACCAGGTGATGTACGGGGTGGGAGTTCCCTGAGGCGCCATGCCCGATCCGTAGATTCTGGGGTCATCACCGACATGACCTCGCACCGCCGGAGTGTTAATCGTCTTGAACACGGGTGCCAGCATCACAGCCTCCCTTCACGCCTAGCCTTGGCGACGACTTTCTCGATCTGGCGCACCACGTCAGCGCTCACCAGGTCGATTACCCGCTGGCCATGCTGCTGAACAGCCGGCCGCAGCCACGGCGTCGCTGGCTGGTGGCTGGAGCCGTACTCCTTCAGTGCTGCCGTCTTGCGGGTCGTGACGGGCTCCTTGCCCTTGCGCGCGTAGGTCTTCTGACGAACGCGCAATAGGTAACGCTCGCCCTTACTGCCGATGGGCGGCTTTCCGCGGCTGGCGATCACGTTCTGCACCAGCAGGCCGGTGGACTCGTCGCCGCTCTGCGCGATCGTCGCCCGCAGGTTCTCCTTGGCCCTGTCCCGCAAATACCGGGCACCGCGCGCCAGCGCTGTCTTGACAGGTCCGCCACGTTTGGAGACGACCTCGGCCGGCAGCGATTGAAGCGTTCGCATCACGTCATCGACGCCGCGCAACCTCATTTCAACTTTCACAGCGGCTCCCCTTCCTGCCTGGCCTCGCCGGCCGGCTCCCCGTCCAGCGGCATCCCGGGCAACTCATCCTGATCACCGTCGGCCGCCAAAGCCTCCAGCAGTAAGTCCAGCTTTCCCTCGATACGAGCCAGGCCAGCCTCGATGCGGTCCATCTGACTGAGTGCTGGGCCTTTCCAGCCAGGCGGTGGTGGCGGTGCCTTGGTTTCGGGAATTCCCATGGTTATTGACCCTCGCTCGGTCCATCCACACAACGCAGCCGCCACTCGCGGCGCGCGGTGGCGTCCGTCTCGGCGGACTGGATATTGAAGATCTGGCCGTCCCAGACCAGGCGCCAGGACGCCAGCAGCGTTGGGCTGGTCGGAAACCAGCGCAGGTTCACCCGCGCGCTGACTTCGGCCTGGGTCGCGTTGCCGCCCTGGAACTCGCGGCCGTGGCCCGTCAGAACCTCGGCGGGCACGTCTTCGAGCCGCAAGCCGTTTGCCAGCACCACGGGCTCCCAGCCGCCGCTGCCAGGAACGATGTAGCCGTTTTCGTCACGCAAGGGCTCGCCCTTGGATTCGAAAGTCACACGGTGGCGCAATCGATGAGCCAGCATCATGCCCCCCATCCAATGCGGTGCGGCGCCAGCTTCACTTCGGCCGCGGCACGCAACTTTGCGATATCGTCGGGGCTGGCTTGGTACGAGGCCTGGAGCAGCAGCATCACACCCAGCACCATGCTGTCGGGCGGCGCTGTAAGCGGATCAGCATCCACCAGCACGCCGTCGACCAGGATTGCAGCGGGGACAGGGTCCAGCAGGCCCCGGCCCATGTACTGCACTGCCTCATCCTCGGCGCTGTTCAGCAGCATCCGCAGCTTCGCATCATCGGCATCGTGAATGACGTCCAGGAACTGCTTCGCGATTTCGAGGCTGATCACGGACATATTCAGCCCTACCGTGCCGCGCGCCTGCGTGCAGGCTTGTCGTCGTTCGCAGCGCTATCGCCCGCACCGGCGCTCGTCGCAGACTGCGACTTCTCCCGGTCATCGTCATCCGCCCCCGAAAGTTCGACCAAGCCCTTCGCCTCCAGCAGGCGAGCCGCTTGATCTGAGACGTCGAACTCATCGCCAGCCTTGCGAGTGCCGTTGTGCTCGAATGAGCACTTCGCAATCACTTTCATAGTGACCTCCATGGTTCGGACGCGGCGGTGAAGCCGCGCCCGTTGTTGCTTAGCCGCCCGTGCCGGCGTCCAGCCCGGTGAAGGTGCCCTTCACGAAGGCCTGCGGACGGAACACGGTCACCGTGGACTGCTTCTCGCACAGGATGGTGACCATGTTCTTGACGAAGTTGTCACGGTCCTGGTTCGAGACCGTGATGTTGGCCTCTTCGCCATCCCATCCTTGGGCGCCCAGCTTGAATGCACCGGTCAGGAAGTTGTTGAGGTCCATGGCCTGAGTTGCCACAACCGGACGCCCCCACAGCCCCGGTACGGCCAGGCCCCGCGGCGTGGCGAACAGGTACTGCTTGTCGTCGGTCTTGGTCAGTTCGATCGACGTCCAGTCGATCGGATTCAGCACCAGCCCGTCGGCCTCGTACTCGGCCAGCGGGACCTGAAGCATGGCGATGCGCAGGCGGTCCAGACGGGGCTCGCCCTGCACGACCACACCGGGGTTTGCGTAGGCGATGGCCTGGGTCAGGATGCCGTTCATGTTCAGGCCAACACCGGAACCCTTCAGGATCTGCAGTTCTTCCTTCAGGTCCAGGCCGTACATGAGGCGCCCGTTGATGTAGGTCTGCAGCTGGCGCGCATTGCGCAGCACCTGCTTCGATGCACGGATCCAGTGGGCGATGGTGGCCACCTTTTCCGAATCCAGCTCGAACTTGATGTCCGATTCCGGCTTCGGGTCCGTGGGGTTCTCGGCGACCACGTTGGCGTTGTTCGTGAAGAGCGTTTCGCGCACGAATTCGACGTCGCTGGACTCGGTCGGCCCCCAGGTCAGCAGGTCACGCACGAAGAGGCGCTGGTTCGGCGTGGCCACGATGCCCGGTACGCGCGTGGGCTGAATCAGCGAGCCGGCCGAGTCGTCTTCGCGAGTGATAGCTGCCTTGACGGTAAAGCTGCCTTGCATGCTGGGGTTGAACTTCTTCAGCTCGTCCGATTCGGCGACCACTTGGCCGATGGATTTTGCTTTTGCCGGGCTACCGCCGCCTTGTTCCAGCTTGGCGATCACTTGCATGGCAGCGCGCAGGTCCGCCTGCAGTTCCCCTTGCTTCACCAGCAGGTCGTCGACCTGCTTCTTGGAGTCTTCGGAGATTTGCTGGTGGGCGCGGAGTTTCTTGTCGGCGTCTTCGGCGTGCGTCTTCAGCTGGTCGTTGACCTGCTTCAGGCTGTCGTTGATGGCCTTGATGTCATTGTCGATTTGCGACATGGTCCTACCTCGGAGAGAAAATGGTGGTGAGGGATGCGGCCAGATCGGCCGTGGTGCTAAGGGCAGCCGGATGATCCGTACCGCGTCCGGTGGCGTCACGCTCACCGCTGCCAGCCGAATCGCTCAGGCTGGACTTGAATTCAGAGATCAATCGCTGGGCCTCGCTGCGCGGCAGACCAGCTGCCCGCATTGCTGACTCGATTCGGCGCACGGCGCTGGCCGAGGTGCCGCTGGTTCCCTTGCCAACCTGGTCCGAAGGCAGCAACTCATCGGCGTAGCCCTGGTCGATGGCCTGGCTCCCGCCAATCCACGTTTCGCCGTCCATCTGGCGCTGCACGTCGGCCAAGTCCTGGCCGCTGCGCGCAACGTAGATGTCTGCCATGGCCGCGTCGAACGGCGCCATCGTGTCGGCGAAGTCCTGCAGGTCGTGTCGGTTGCCCTGGGCGATCACCCAGCAGTTATGAATCATCAGGAAACCGGCTCGCGCGATCTGCACCGTGTCGCCTGCCATGGCAATGATCGAGGCCGCGCTGGCAGCCAAGCCGAGCACCTTCACCGTCACCTCACCCTGGTGCTCTCGCAGCAGGTTGTAGATGGCCAGGCCCTCGAACATGTCGCCGCCGGGGCTGTTAACGTTTACGGTGACAGGGCCGGCGCCCATGCTGCGCAGCGCACTGGCGATGCGCTTGGCAGTTACGCCTTCGCCCGTCCACCAGTCGTAGCCAATCACGTCATAGACGCTGATCGTCCGTTCTGCGTTGTCCTCGACCGCGGCACGGACGCCGGCGTCCCAGCGCTCCAGGGCGCGCGGAGCCGTATAGGACGACACGGCCGCGCAGGGGCGGCCCGCCGGCGCGGCCGGCAGGTTCTTCTTGCTCATATGGAGGTACCTCAGGTGTCGGCCGTCGAGGCCATCATGTCTTTCAGCCAGTTGGCCATCGCGTAACGGGCCTGCTGGTCCGCGGTATTGCTGCCCAGGCTATCCAGTGGCGCCAGCGCCGTCTGCACGGTAAGCACCGCGGCATTCCCGCCCATCGGAGCTCGGTCTTCCAGCTCGCGCACTTCATCGCGCGTCAGGATGCCGTTGTTGACCATGACGGAATAGAAGGATGCACGTGCGGCGCTGTCGGCCCGCAACAGCCCCTCAACAGCGAATTTCGGGTAGTACCGCAGGCGTTCGGCCGGGGTGAGCAGGTCCTTGATAATGCTCTGCTCAATGCGCTTGAGCCATGGCCCCAGGGTGAAAACAAGGAAAGCGATCATTTGCTGCTCAATGCCCGTACCCCAGCTGGTCGATTTCTCAGTGTGACCAACCATCCAGGGTGGAACGCGGAACCAGCGGCAGATCTCCTCAACCGAGTACCCCCGTGACTGGAGCAACTGCGCTTCAGCCGGATTGATACCCAAGTTACCCACCTCCATCCCGTTTTCCAGGATGATGGGGCGACCTGCATTGACCGCGCCGGCGGCTCGCCCGGTGATGAACTCGCGCGCTTCCTCTCGCTGCTCCTTGCCCATCTTGTTCGGGTACTTGAACCAGACGCTGGGCATCAGGCCACGCTTGAACGTACCGGCTGCGGCCTCGGCCGTAGCGAGAGCCGCGCCGAACACCTGCGCGCCGTAACGCAAAACCGAGACGCCATTCTTGCCGTCCAGTGACCATCCCGGGATGGTCCAGATGCGTGATTCCTCGATTACGCGCTGCTGGCCAAACTCATCGGTGTAGCGGTACTCCCAGGAATCACCTCGACGCGTTCGACTCAAGTGGTCTGGGTTCAAGAACTGTAGGCCAACAAATCGGCCCCCGACGATCAGCTTCTCGCAGCGCGCTACCCCTCGCAGCAACATCGCCGCCACCACCGATTCCCAGAACACCGCCGAGATCGTGTCGGCGTTCGGCTGCGCGCCGAGAATGAAGTCAAGGCGATGCTGTGGCGCCGGACGGCGTGAGCCTTGCCACCGTTCGTGCATGCCCAGTGGCAGCGTTGCGATGGTCTCCGAGATAAGGCGGGAGCACCCCCACACCGCTGACAACTGCAGCACGCTGTGATCGCTGACGCTCGCGCCTGCGGCGTTTCGATGCCCCAGGCTCGCCCACGCCTCAGCATCATTGAGGCCGAAGGGGCGCCCAAGCCAGCCGAGAACCGCGGCGCGGACCCTGCCGACCTTTTGCGCTTTCTGTTTCATCCGATCACCGCGTTATTGAAGAAGTCTGAAAGGTCCTCGGCATCATCCGAGGCCACGGCTAGGCCCATCGCCATCAGCAGCGCCGCCATGTCGTCTATCTTGTCCGCGGAGCGCTTCCGGTCTGGCGCCATGGACAGGTTCACGTCACGGCGCGCCACCAGGTTCGAAGCGCACCACGCCAGGACAGGATCGCCACCATGAACCAGCTTGCCGCCCACGTAGGCCAACTCAAGCGCCTGCATCGCAGGGTGGTAGCTTTTGGTGCCTTGCACGAACTGCACCATCGGCACGTTCGCCGCCACCAGACGATTCACCAGGTCGGCCGCGTTCCAGGCGTCGTATGCGATCTGCTGCGGGTCGAAGCGCTGCACCGCGGCCAATATGTCGCGCTCGATGACCGAATAGTCGGTCACGTCGCCCTCGGTCTGGAGCAAGTACCCAGCCTCCACCCAGCCGGCATACGGCACTGTGGCGCGCTCGGTGCGCTGCTTCACCGCCTCGGACGGCACCCAGCGCCAGCCGTGCGTGTACCAGACACCCTCGACAAGCCACAGCAGGCGGAATGCGGCGATGTCCGTGGTGCTGGCCAGGTCCAGGCCGCCCCAGCATGGGTAGCCCGCCAGCCAGTCCAGGTCGACAGTGCTCCCGCACTTGGCCCACTTGGTCAGGTCCACCCAACCGCTGGCGGTCGATGCCGGCCTGTTGCACCGCTTGATGCGGAACTCCGCCAGCTTGGACGGCATCTGCTTGGCTTCGACGGCCTCCTTTCGGATGGCCGCCTTCAGGTGCGGATTGACGTCCAGTAGCGGATTCGCTTTGATCCACTTCGACTCGTCAAACTCATCGTCCTGCGTGATCTTCGCGGACTTGTCTTCGTTGTCCAGCGCGTAGAACAAGGCCAGAAAGTGGTCGGCCTGCGTGCCCAATACGCCGCGCAGCAGCGCGAACACGAAGCCGCGAATTTCGGCCCAAGGGCCCGCGTTCGTGTATCCCTCGGTGGTCGTGAACAGCCAGAGTGGGTTTGCCCGCGCGCCAGCGGCCGACTGCAGCACGTTCAACAGGTCGGCCGTCTTGTGCGCGTGGATCTCGTCCAGGCCAGTGTGGGACGGATTAAGACCGTCCTGCGTGCTGGCCTTGGCGTGAACGGCCTTGTAGCTGCTGCCCGTCTCGAAACGGCTGATGGACTTCGCCCATGTGGCCAGGCCGAAGGCTTCTGCCAGGTCAGGCGTTTTCTCCACCATGCGCTTCGACGCGCGGAAAATAATGCTGGCCTGGTCGAAGGTGGTGGCCGCGCTGATAACCTGCGCGCCCTCTTCCGGCTCGCAGCACAGGCAGTACAACAGGATCGCCGAGGCGAGCGTACTCTTTGCGTTCTTTCGCGCCACCGCGAACAGCGCGGACGTAAAGCGCCGGGGATGGAATGTGTCGTCGTCGCCCCAGCCCTCGACCTTGATTGCGTCACGCCGACGGAACCCGAACAACTGCACCACGAAAAAGACGTGGCTCGGGTGCATGACGATGGTGGGCGTTTCCCACTTGCCCTCTACGTGCGGCAGCTTTTCGATGAAGTCGCATGCATCATTCGCGTGCCACTCGTCGAAGAAGAATGGCGTTCCGCGACGCCGTGCCCGTTTCAGGTCGTCTAGGAATCGCTTCGCGGCGAGGCGAATCCAACGCCCGTGCTTCTTGCGCCCCTTGTCGGCCACCGCCGCCTCCGCGTACTTGGTGGCGATGCCGACATAGTCACGCGCTGCGGCGCTTCCCATTGGTCTTGAACCTGTTGCCAGTCTGCTCCCCAGCGGCCGAACCCTTCACCTTCCCCTGAGCGACAGGAGTGAGGCCGAATTCGCCAACCAGGGCGCGGTACTGCGCGAGCATGTGACCGGTGGGGGTTTCGCCGGCCATCCATAGTTGCACCAGCTTCCCGTGCAACGCGCAGAGCATCGCCAGCGGCGACAAACTCGCCTCGGTCAGGAGGCGGTTCGAATGCAAGATGCGGGTGAGCCGGTCCCATTCGGCCTCGGCGTGCTTGTTCGGCAGCCATTCCGGCGCCTCCGGGACGGCCGAGACCAGCGGCATTTCAACGGCCGGGGCTTCGGGCGGAGCGTCACGGTCCGCACGCGAGGTGCCGGCCACAACTTTCAGCGCGACCGGCTTCTTCGGTGGGGCCATATCGCCTCCAAAAAACGCGTTTTTCTGATGTGACTGCGCAAAAAAAAGGCTGGGCGTCGGGTGTCCGGCAAAATCGGGGCAACTTTCGGCCCACCCCTCCCCTTTCTGTCACGATTTCGGGCTCGTTCTGCCCGTACGTCGGCCCCTTGCGCTCTGGGCCTCGACCTGGGTCTTCTCCGCGTGGCAGTGTCTGTTCACCGCGCGCAGGTTGCTGGGGTGGTCGTTCAGCCTCCCGGATGCATCCCGCGTGTTGTCGATGTGGTCGACCTCATGAGCGACACGCGGGAGCAACCGGGCGCGGCAGGCCTCGCACTGACACAGCCCGCCATCGCGCTCCATGATCTGGTCACGCAACCGGCGCCAGGGCCGACCGCCGCGGCCCAGGCCGGATGCGGCGGGCTCAGGCTCGTGCCTAGCCGTCGACACCATCCGCTTAAGCTTTCCTGGACGGATCGGCATCAGCGGACGGCAAACCACAATTTCGTGCCAGTACAATCTCGACCCGGCCGTACCGGCGCTCCATCTTCACGTCGGTTCGCCGTGCATTGAGCACTGCCTGCCCGGCGGCATCCATAGCAAAGACCAGGACAAAGCCCCGTCGGGTATCGACGGTCACGCAACGGCGAACCTCCACTCCATCCAGAAGCACGCGCGGACGCAGCGAACGCGGGAGGCGCCGATACGCACGATAGCCTGCATCACCCGGCATCACAGATAGGCGCATATGGATTCCTTCGTTGAATTGGTGCCGGGTGCTACCTACTGCACACCGCCCGGCGCGATGACCCAACCCCCGCGCGCCATGCCCCGCGCGCGGCCCGCGGTAGCGGGAGGGTTGAAGTACTGCTGATTTATGAGCCGCCGGCCTGATCGTCAGCTGGCCAGCTACGGATAAGCAGTTCGCTGCGTGGAACGCCGGCACCGCCGCTTACCGTGTATCGGATGTCAAGCACCTGCATGGGGAATCCCGAGAACACCTCCCGCATCTTCGGGTGGTCATTCACACTGACCAGGGCACGGCCTTTCATCGTCCGCATCGCTTCGGCCATCGCGACGTATTCGTCCAGGCCAAACTCGACGCCGTACCCCGCGGTGTCCCAATACGGCGGATCCATGTAGAAAAGCGTGTGTGCGCGGTCGTAACGCTTCACGCATTCCCGCCAGGGCAGGTGTTCGACATAGATACGCGCCAGTCGCAGGTGAGCCGCTGAAAGCGTCTCCTCCAGCCGCAGCAGATTCAGCCCTGGCGGCGCGGTCGTGGCCGTACCAAACGACATGCCTTCCAGCTTTCCGCTGAAGCAGTTCTGCATCAGGTAGTAGAAGCGTGCGGCGCGTTGGATATCGGTCAGCGTCTCCGGGCGTGTTTCCTTTTGCCACTTGAACATCTGCCGGCTGGTCAGCGCCCATTTGAACTGGCGGACGAACTCTTCCAGGTGGTGCTGCACCACGCGGTAAAGGTTCACCAGGTCGCCGTTGATGTCGTTCAGCACCTCCACCTTGGCCGGCTCCGGCCTGGCGAAAAGAAGCGCTGCGCCCCCGGCGAAGGGTTCGACGTAGCAGGAATGCTTGGGGAAATGGGGAAGAATCCTGTCTGCCAGGCGGCGCTTGCCACCCAGCCAGGGAATGATCGGTTTTGCCACTTGTGAGCGTCCATGTAAACTGGCCGCCGCCTGTACAGGTGGGGCGGCCTTGGGTCGTTCACGGGCCTAGTCCGTGTTTCGGCTGTCAGCCGGGGAACTCGCGATTCCTCGACTGTCGCCGCCTTCTATAGATGAAAATGCAAAAGCCCCGACCGGGTATCCGTGTCGGGGCTTCGTTTATGTGGCGGGCAATACAGGATTCGAACCTGCGGGGCGTCGTCGCCCTACGGGTTAGCAACCCGCTGCTTTCGGCCTCTCAGCCAATTGCCCTGAAGTGGAGCGGGCTGCGGGAATCGAACCCGCGTAGGCGGCTTGGAAGGCCGCAGCCTGGCCACTCGGCCAAGCCCGCAAAGGTGAGGAAGGAAGACTGAGATTCGAACTCAGACGGCCTGGTGCTCTGCGCTGCCCAGACCCACCGGATCTCGCCATGGTCGCAGTCGGCCAGCTTCGCCGTACATATCGACTGATCCTTGATGCTGTCTACCAATTCCAGCATCTTCCCTTTGCGCGGCTGGGATTCGAACCCAGGGCCTCCCCAGTATCGGGCGCGCGCCCCACTGGAAAGACTGTAGCGGCGTCACCCTTTGACCGGCCTTTCGGCAACTCTCGGGCACCGCGCAAAAACAAAAACCCGCCAGCGTTCGCCTGGCGGGCTATAAATGGGTCTCCCGCGCTAGCGACACTCATCTGCGGCCCGCACGTAATCAGGAGCATGCCAGGCGATGCGGCTACCAACGTGGATACGAGACCCTCCACCTTGGTTCGTCGCCTTCAACATGATGTCAGGCTGAATACCGCTGATCAGCACTTCAACGCCTTGGGGGATCGGTATGTATTGCGCGCGGCCACCGCTCAGGGCTGACCATTTCTCAGCGACACACGGACCATATTCTGTCGGCGATTTCGATGATTCGCCCTCAAATACGGTGTTCCCATTGCGCAAATCCCCAACCGACGCGCACGCGGTCAAGACTGTCAGCGCCAACATTGCGACGATCCGCATATCCGCTCCTGTGTATTTGAGCGGGGACTATAACGCCCAAAAGAAAAACCCGCCGGCTTTCGCGTGGCGGGTTTCTTGGGGCGGACTTCTGAGGAAATCCGTTATCTACGATTTTGGCGGCAAACTTCGCCAATGTCAAGGAATGAAGCCGCCATCCCTCAACAATCGCTCGGCCTCGGCATGCGCATGCTGCTCCAAGCCTCTGACCGCTTCTGTCCCATTCCCTCCCCTGGTGCCCCGCAGCCAGTCGGCAGTTTTAGCCGCGGCGCGCTCCGCGCTCCGAAGCCGGCATTCATGCTGATTTGCCAGGGATTCGATGGTCCGCGCGTTTCCCTCGTAGTAGCGGCGCACCAGCGCGAACCGCATTTCGCTGTGCACGCTGGGCATGGACAACACACCCGCCAACGCGACCGCGATCCGATGAAGCGCTCCCATCCATTCCGGATGATCGCTCGCGCCCCCGCATGCCTTGCAGCAGGTTTTGCGCTGCCCATATTTGGCGAAGAGGACAGCGAAGTCCAGCGGGCTCAAGCCCCGCTCCAGAAACTGCCGAACCTTGCCAATTTCGGCGCACCCGTCCGCGCCAGAGAGCGCGCCAGGCTCTCCCAAGCGCATATCTGCCGCGCGGGCCATCGCTGGCCGGTTCAGGGTATGCCGCTCTTCGCTGAATGCATAGGCCAGGGCCACTGCGAGGCGGGGAAACGGCGCATCACGCTCGCTCATGCTTCCTCCGGCATCACATAGACCGGATACGCCGGCGGGGGCTCATCGCTGCCGCCCGCGATGCGCAGCCAGGTGTTCAGCTGCTCGCGCGCGTTGGCGTCATGACGCGGGTGCCCCGCCCACAGCAGCATCCATTGACCGCGCTCGGTCGCGCTCAGCGTCATCAGGTGCTTGGCCAGCAGTCGGTCTAGGGTGGCGCGGTCGGCAAGCGCCACGCCCCCTCGGCAACGCCAGCAGCGACACGGCGCATAGGTCATGCCGGTGTCATAGGCCGGATCTGCGATTTGATGGGCTCGCGCGATGATGGCGCCGGCTGCCCTTTCAAACGGAATCTCCAGCCAAGTTTCGGGGTTGTTGTGATCGAGCATGATCATCCTTTAAACAATTCCAGGGTTGTAGGGAGGGACGCGCAGGAATTGCGCGACCAGCTCAACCGCAGAACCGTCTCGGACGGGCTTCTCGGTAAAGCGCAACACCTTCCAGCCAGCAAGGGCCGCGGCGTTGTACTTCTCGGTGTCAGCGACGAAACCGGAGCCCCTGGTATGGCGCCCGTTCGTCCAAACACCGCCTTCAATCTCGACCGCGAAGCGATGCTCGGGCCAAGCAAAATCAAACCGCCACATGCGCGGCGGCGCAAACCGGTACTCGCGCTGCGGCTCCAGCACCTTCAAGGCGCGCAGGTCACGCGCGAATCGCTCCTCCAGCGCACTGGGCGGCTTGGGCGCGCGCTTGGCCGTCATCTTTGCCACGGGGGCGCGTACAGCACGGGTCGCCATCACGCCGCTCCCAGGCGTTTGAGCGCCCTGTCGTGGCAGTTCACGAGGATCGTGTGCCACTCGCCGCGGCGGGCCCAGTAGGTCCGGCGGCATTCGTCGACTTCGACCAGGTTGAATTCCTTCATCTGCACCAACTCCGCAAGCCGGCTCTCGATCTTGGCCGGCAGTGCCTCTGTGTTCTTCTGTACCGTCATCTACTTGCCTATGCTGTTGTGCTTATGTCTATCCGGCTTGGTGGACAGACCTCGCCCATCCAGGGGAGGCCTTCACATGCTGTCCGTCTCGGAGCCACATGACCCGTCAGCCTTTCCGATCAAGGGTGCTAACTTCGCCGCCCTCGCCCCTGTCTCAGATCTATCCCACAGTAGGAGCCTCTTCCCCGTGCCGCTGTCGTTAAGCTATGTCCGACCAGCTCGGGTGCCTTGCGCGTGCTAAATCGCCATAGCCGCCCTCCTGGCGGTGCTCAGCCGCATTGCAACGGCCAGCAGCCCGGCGCGCTGATGTAGGTCGTTGGCGTCTTCACCCAGAACATCGCTCATGCAATAGGCCAGGCCGGCTTCAATGGCCGCAAGCTCGCCAGGCCCCCGCGATTCGAACGGCTCGCCGCGGTCCCGCTTTTCCTTCTCCGGCTTGGTCGTGTCGTCGTGATCCGCAAAGCAATACCGCAACCCCTTGAGGAGGTTGGCGACGTGGACCATGTTCGAAGCGCTGAAGCACACCATTACGGCCGCGCTGAGGCGCATCTGACGCACAGCGGCCTCGATGGACAGGCCAGTGGCGTAGCCCTCGCACAAGATTGTTTCGGTGGCCCGAACCGGGCCCAGGCGAAGAACGGCACCCGTGGCTCGCATGCCCGTCGCCATCCTCTTCACCCATTTGCGCGCGCCGGCATCCCAGGACACCTTCTGTACTCCCAGCAAGCGGTTGTCGGAGACATCACGCATGGGGATCAACAATGTGTCGTCGGGCGTCACCAGGCCGCGCATGTCCGGAAAGCCCTTGCGGTGTAGGTATCCATGCTCGTTCGCGTGGCATGAGCGGATCAAGGCCTCAGCGTGGCGCGCAGCCAGGGCCTGTTTCGCCAGACGCCTTTGCTTCTCGGCATCCCGCTTGCGGGCCCATGCACGCTTTTCCTCTTCGGTCAGGGGCTTGAGCTCCCCTCCGTACCAATGGACTTCACCATCGCCGTCCCAAGCCTTAACCCAGCCACGCTTGCCGTCCCAGAAATAGGCGCCGTTCTTGCTGCGCTCGTGCGCAGTGGTGGCGCACCGCCGGATACGGTCGCTCGGATACAGATCGCCGACCAGGACGCCACAAGCCCGCGCGAATTCGCTAAACGTTTGCATTCGCAGCCCCCTTCCCCTTCAGGTATGCGATGCGCAGCGATGAGATCTTGCCCAACGTGTTCCGGCTAGGGGATGCATGCGGCATGTCCTGGAACTTCCAGTCCCATGACGGCCAGTCTCCCGTGATGTCGCGGAACAGTGCCCGCGCGCGCTTCTCCTGCTTTTCCAGAGCCGTACTCTCTCTGGCGAAAGTGCAAAGCTGTTCGAATAGGTGTCGGCGGTCGTCCGCAAGCTTCTTCTTGCCCAGCATGACTGGCTGCATTTCGCCAGCCTCAACCTCGACCAGCGCCTGTTTTTGCACCTCGAAGCCGCAGGCCATGCAGCGGCGCGCAAACGGGGTATGCCCACAGGAAGGGCAACCCTCCCGCTCGCGTTCTTTCGTCTCGCGGCGGATCTCCTTGTCCAGCTTTTCGCCCGCGTCCAGGGTGATCAGGCCGTTGTAGAAGATGTTTTCGAAGTCCTTCAGGAAGCGGATGAAATTGCCGCTGTGGTCCAACAGGATGCAATCCGTCTTACCCGTTTCCGGGGAAGAGCGCAGACCGCGCCCCCACATCTGAATCGCGGTAGAAAGCGACTTTCGCAAGGGGCGGCAGTCGATTACGCAGCCCACATCCTTCACGTCAAAGCCCTTGGCCAGAGCTTCGACGCTGATCAGCACGCGAATGACCGAATCGGGCTTCTCGTACTCCGCCAGCAGCATGTCACGCTCGGTTTGCGTGGTGTTCTGGCTGTAGACGGCAGCCATGACGCCGGCCTCGTTGAACTGGCGGCAAAGCTCTTCGCAATGAGCGATGGTCGAGCCGAAGCAGATGGTCTTGCGCCCTTCTCCGTGGCGAATCCACTCCGACACCACGTCGCCGACGATACCCATGCCGCGCTCCGCGGCTGCGGATTCGGTCCATTCGCCGCCGGCCGTTGCCGCGCCGTCCATGTTGACGCGTTTGGCGCTCAAGGGGCGCATCGGGACAAGAATCCCCTGCTGCGTCAGGTCGTTCATGGTGGCGGCGTTGACCAGGTTAGTGAACAACTTGCCCAGGCCAGGCGAGAACGGCGTGGCGGAAAGACCCACGACAGACGCGGGGCACTTTTGGATGTGATCCGTCCACACGCTCAATTGCGTGTGCGCCTCGTCGATGATGATCACGTCAGACGCCGGCCAGCCGCGGCTGCCCAGGGTCTGCGCGCTCGCGATCTGGAACGGCAGGCTGGGATTCACGCGCCAGTGACTCGCCTGAATCACGCCGTGATTGTTCAGGCCGTAGCTGTCCGCCGCCTTGCTCGTCTGGTTGATCAGCGCCACGCGGTCGCAAACAAACGTCGCGCGCTTGCCGCGCTGCAGGGCCTCGTTTGCGATACGCAGACCGAGGTAGGTCTTGCCCGCCCCCGTGGGCGCCATGATGAGCTGATTCTTGTGGCCTGCCCGGCGCCCGGCACGCAGCGCTTCGTGCGCGGACTGCTGAAAGGGCCGAGGCGGCGGAAAGCTGGTGGCGGCGAGTTCGGCCACGTCTTCGGGAAAGAGCGCGTTATTCATGCCGCCCCCTTCTGTTTCTCGAGCGCATCGAGCTTGCGCTTGCATGCCTTTGCAGCCTTGACCGCCGCGTCCTTCTCATTGATCAAACCGTTGACGCGGGTGCGGAGTACGCGATTCTCTTCTTCGAGGCGCGCAATCTCCTTCATGGCCGCGGCCAGCCGGTCGTCGGCTTCAAAGACGCGCCCCATCATCTGGTTGTCCGCCAAAAGACGCTCGTGATCGGCCAGCAGTTCGCGCTCGGCGTCTTCGTGGCTTTCATCGTCGGCGTGCCCAACCTGGGGCGGTGTCACCTCGGCCCGCTGCGGCGCGGACTTCTTTGCACGCGCGGCCTGCTTGATGGCGTCCGGGCCGGCTGCAGCAAGCGCTGCCTGCTCTTCCTTGGGCATGTCCGCCACGGCGTGGGCGTCTTTCAGCGACACCGCCCCCGACTTCACTGCGTCCTTAATCTCGGGCAGGGCATCACGTTTCACCTTGCCGGCCTGCTTCATGGTTCGAACGCTGGCGCCGGCCGATTCCGCCATCGTCGCCACGGTCGGGGAAAATGGTGCACCGGGTGCACCTTTATCGGCTACCGGACGGCCTGCCGCGCGCCAGTCCCACAGTTCCGCCTCAATAAGGGCCCACGCCCCCACGGGCAGATGGCGGCGCTCCTTGTTCTGCGCCTTCACGAAGTCCACCGGATCCACGTCAGCCGGCAGTTCGCGCTCAGGGCAGGACATGCCCAGTTCTTGGCTGGCGCTGTAGCGGTGCCAGCCATCAATCACCATCCCTTCATGGAGGGTGATTTCGTTCTGCACACCGATACACTCGATGCTGTCCTTCAACGCCTGGAAATCAGGCGCGCTCATAGCCGGAAATGCGGCCGACAGTGGATGTTGAACGTATGCCATGTTCACGCGTCCCCCGAGCCGATCCAAACAGCGGCAGGCGCTGGCGGTGTCGTGGTGTCGCCAGGGACATGGCGCCGCAGAGATTCCGCACGCGGAAACCCATCGAGCGACTGCGGGACATGGCCGGTGAAGCGCTTCGCAACCGCCTTGAGAGGCGACTCAGCAAAGCGTCCGTCTCGATGCTGGTCCGGGCGTGTCTCGGCGTGGGTGGCAAGCGACACGCCGGCCTCTCCGGCCTGGTCGTTGACCGCGGTGCCAGCGTTAGACATGGGCGCTCTCCTGCTCGGAATGAGCAAGGTCGGGCCAAAGGCTTTGCCAGTCATTAGGGTGCAGCCGGACGAATGCGGCAAACACACGGTCCGCTATCTTGGGGGGCAGTTCATCCGGCCATTGCCGGACAGCCTGATAGCTGATGCCGAGGCTAGTTGCCGCAGCACTGACGCTTCTGCCCAACATTTCAATCGCACGTGCTTTTTTCATGCACGAATTGAATCATGATTCAGTATGATGTGCAACCATAATTCAACCACCACAGGCGAAACTTTGAATCATGATTCAGACCTATGCAGACCGCCTCTTACTCGCCATGCGCCAGCGCGATGTCGACGTGACGACGCTCGCCAAAGCATTGGGCATGAGCTATCAGGGCGTTAAACGCGTCACTGAAGGCAAGTCCAAGGCCTTTACCGCCGCCAACAATGAGGAGGCCGCGCATTTCCTTCGCGTGTCCCCCAGATGGCTGGCCACGGGCCAAGGTGAAATGGATGCGGGGGCGATTCGCGAACCGGATCCCTGGCCACTACCGTTCGTCAACGAGGCGGAAGTCAGAGCTTTATCGGCGGACCAATTGACAGCGCTTGGTGTGGCCGTGGCTTTGGCTGTGGCGCAATTGAAGCTGGATGTCAAAGTTTCCGCGCCCCCTGTGGTGACGAAGCGCATACACCTCGATGCCAACAGTTCGCTGGTGGACATGGACACCGCAGTGGACGAGTTTCCGATGCGCATCACCGGCTTACCTGCCGCCCCATGGGAGGGCGGACGAACAACGCTCCAAACCGAGCGTGATAGCCGCGTTCGCATAAGCACGCGAGCGGACGTGATTGCGAATGTAGGCCCTGGCGAGCCCCACGCAGCGAACGACAAGTTTGAGAAGGTGCCGGAGCTCGCCGACGTGCGCCTTGCCGCCGGCGACGGCATTGAGAACCACACCGAGGAACAAACTGGAGTAATCCAGTTTCGTCGATCGTTCCTTAAAGCGGTGGGGGCGGACAACGGCAAGGCCCGTGTCGTCTACGCGAAAGGCGACAGCATGGAGCCAATCATCCGAGACGGTGCCGCTCTCCTTGTTGTGCCGAATGAAAGCCTGACGTTGCGGGATCTGGCCGCCGGCGGCGTCTACGCCATCAACTATGACGGCAAGATGATCGTCAAAACGGTGACGAAGGAAAAGCTATCTGGTCGCTGGGTGGCGCGGTCGTTCAACCCCGCCTACCCGGACATTCCCCTTGAGAATGGGCACCCCGCGCGAGTACTGGGACAGGTCGTTTGGTCAGGCGCAAAGTTGAGAGATGACGAATACGGGCAATGGATCCGACAGTGAGCGAGGTATCACGATGACGCCGTCCCCGGAAGACCTTTCATTTCACGCCGTTCGAATGCAACGTTTCGAAGAAGGCGTGAGAGCAGCTCGGAGAACGAACCTGCGAATGGGGTATATGCATTCCTCGAGTCTTTCCGCAACAACGCGAAAGAGTCATGCGGAACGGCACGGAAAATTGTTCACCGCGGACGAAGTCAGAACGTTTTGGTCCGATCCTGAAAACGTTGCTGGCTGCAGGTGCGTTGTCCTCGAGGTCATGCTCGGGAGTGACAATCGGCCCCTCATTCCAGCTTTTGCGGAAAATGCCCGCGAAGCATACGAAAAGATGGCTGCGAGAGGGTACGACTGGTCAAAGTAAGGCCAGCGCAGCCTACGGCATCCAGCGCAACTCATCAGGCCACCTCACACAGGTGGCCTTTTCTTTTTGCGTGCGCCATCCACCAAAAGATTGAATTATGGTTGATCTTAATTTTGAATCATGATTCAATGCGTGCACGGTGACGCGTTTGCTGTAGTCGCCGAAGTTCAAGGCACCGCTCTTTTAGCTCGTTCTGGCACAGCCAGAAAAGCAAAGCCCCGAATCTGTTAGCGCAGACCGGGGCTTCGAAAGTACAGCAGTTAGCGCTGCTGCCTTCCATCTGGACAGCCGTAGGAGGCCAAAATGTCCAAGCAAGCTATCCGCCCGCAAGGCGCGGAGGGGATTTCTCACGCGTGCACTTTAGCACAACCCCCTCACGTTCCGGAATCTGGTAATTCATCCAGTACCGCCCCCGTCGACGGATTCCGCGCCGCCGAACAATGGCATAGCCAGTTTTGCGCCAACGCCAAGGCCGCTGCAGGTTACCTCTTCCCCTCCCTGCTCCGCCAGTGCTTTGCCGCTCTCCCCGAAACGGCACAAGGCGACTTCCTGGACGGTGTGGGTGCCCTCTTTGTGAGCTTCCAGGTCATTGGCGAACCCGCACCTGGACGTCAGGACCTGCGCACCGATGTGACCCTGCAAACGCTGACTCCGGACCAGCAAGACGCATGGGCGCAAGACCAGGAACGCCTCAACGGAAATGGAGCGATGCAATGACCTCGCACACCTCTTCCACCCTGCGCATTTCCCCCCACGAGTATCGCCAGTTCGCCGAAATCGCAAAAGCCAGCGGCATGGTCCTGCGTCTTTTCAAACAGCCCGCGCAAATCATCGGCCTCGCTTCGGGGATGGATGTGGCTGTTATCGACGCTACCCGTGCAGAAATCGTGGGATCGCTCGTTGAGGCCCCCTCGTTGCTGCTTTGCGAGGAAATCAATGCGGGCAGCATTCGCCGCGGCGCGCACGAACGATTCGAGTGCGACGTGTCCCAGATCAGCGATGCCGAAATGTATCGCTTCTGGCTCTTCCACGAGATCGGCCACCGCGCGGACAACTATTGCTCCCTCTCCTTTCAGCTCAGCGACACGGACCACGACCCCGACAATCATCGCGGAATTCTGGACCGCATCTGGCGGGCAAACGAAATTCTTGCGGACCGCTGGGCCTGGGCCCAGGTGTGCGACCGCCCCATGCCTCTGAACCACTGCGGCACGCAGAACCAAGACGCCATTGCGGCTGAATTGGAGTTCCTCGACCGTGTCACTGGCGGCCGCAAGAACTACGCCCGCCCCTGGGTTCACGTCAATCCTGGTCAATACTGCGGCGTCCCCATGCGAATGCTCGCGCGCAATGATGCGCACGCCTGGGTGGGCGCCGATGTGGCACCGGAGGTGAAGGCCCGCGCATGTGAGTATGAAGAGCGCGCATCGCGGCACCCCGAGCGGCACTTTCCTGAATCGCTGATGCTGCGGGCAAACACCGCCCGCGCATGCGCCTCCAATCACGATGCGAACGACCTGCAGCTGGAGGCAGCATGATCAAAGTAACCCATCTCCCCACCTCGGCTGCGACGCCTGTTATCAACCCTCCGCGCCGTGGCCGACTTCCCGCAAAAGTCCACCGCCTGCGCACGCTTGCGGCAATCGGCGACACGGTGCGCATCACGATTGGCGGCAACGCGGGCAAGCTGTGCCGTGTGGTCGACATGAAGGGCGCTCAACTTAGGATCGCCGCTCTGAAAGGTGCCATACGATCCGTCGACGGCGAGAACATTGCCGAGGCTTGGATCGAGCGCAGCCGCGTATGTCGCGTTGCCGCCCAGAAGGCCGAGCAACGACAGTACTCCCTGCCCGCTTGGCCGAAACGATGGGAAGTCGCCTTGAACCAAGCGATCGGGGGTCAGCCATGACCAAATCCATCTCGCACAAGGAAGCTTGCGAGGCACTAGACCGCGCGGCCGAGGCATTGCGCCGTACCGGTTCGCTCTTCCACGTCATCGCCCACGCGCGCCAATCCAGCCTCGAAGATGTCTTGAACACGCTCGACATGGCCGAGATTGGTATCCACATTTCCGGGGAAGTGGCAGAGCAGACGCAAGAATGGGCGGACCTTTTCCGCCCCCTTACCTCCAAAGCCGATGAGGTGGCGCGATGAGCAAAGCTGCAAGTACGCCATCCTTTGACATGACCGGGGTCCGCCTGGCCATCGAGTGCATGGAAGAGCAAAAGGAACGGTTGCGCGCGTTGCTGTCCGTCCTGAACGACATGGACGAAGTCCAAGATATGACGCCAAACGCAACGACGCTGCTGGCGCTCGCCCAGTACATTGCCGAAGACCATAAGCACTGGTACGGCCTGAAAGAAGCATTGGGGCTGCGAGCCCGGACGGAGGTGGCGCGATGAACCGGCCCCGCCCCCTCACTCAACAGTTGGAAGCTGCGCAGCGCGCCCGCAATCAGTACATCCGCCTCTACGACAAGGCGGCGGTCGCGCTGACCGAATCCAAAGCCCGCGAAGCCGAACTCCGCGAGCGCTGCGCCACGCTGGCCAGCGCTCTGGACATCACCGCCAGCATCCTGGAGGCCTCGGCGGATCCCCAATTGAAGGCCAGCGCCCTTGCGGCGCGCGCCCTGCTGACCACTGCTGGACGCGCCCCCGCCACGGAGATGCAAGCATGAGCAAGACCGACAAAGAACACATCATCGCGGCCTTTATCACGATGCGCCGTCATGCTCGCGATGCGAGGCGGATATTGAGCAACCTGCATGATCTTCGCTGTATCACGGACCGCCAACTCCGGCTGGCAAAAGCCAAGGTTGCGGCTGGGCATCTTTCCACAGCGGTCGCCGCAGATATTCGGGCTCACAACGAGGATATCCGCCGGCGGATCTCTATCGTCAAGGGGGAGCAAGTCAAGATTGGCGAAATCCTGCACGAAATTTTCCGCCACCTCGATATCTTGATGACACTGGACGAGCGGTGCGACCTCTTCAATATCAACCCAGTCCATCGCCAGTGGGAGGGCGACTCCGATCCATTGTCTCTCGACCTCATTATGGTGTACGGCCTGGAGGATTCCGCCGACAGGCACGATCCAGACGCGATGGACGGCCCACTGTGGGCCTGCCTCCACGCCAACATGTGGGACTTTTTCACCAAGGACATTCGGGGACGCGCCGCGTTGGACTTTATGACGGACGTCGCTTTCGCGCCTGGCGGCCCGTTCGAACATGTCACGCTGCAGCGCATCGGCCCTGATGGGGCTGTCGAAGATGTACCGCCGTCCGAACGCGCGAAAGCGCCCGACGGCACTACGCTGCATTGAGGCGGCCATGAAGAAATCTGACATAAACCACTTGCGCCGCCTGCTGGGCTGGGTGCGCTGCGATATCGGCCAGTCACCGGCCGAACTTCAGCAGACCATGATCGACGTGGCGGACGGCCTCGGCCACCCGGATATCAGCCCGGAAGCCAAGACGAGAATGGTGGAATCTTACCGGCGCGCGGAGTCCATTCCCCTGTACGTGCGCGCTGCCGTCAAGGCGCTGGAGAAGACACTAGCGGCTGGCGGGCGCGACCGTGCAGCGGAGAATGACGCTAGCGCGGCAGCGGAGCCGCCCCAGAACCACCCGAACGCGGCCGCCTATGGAATAGCGTGCCGCGATACCGCGGCGCCCCCCCCCCCTCGCCGGGATGAGGCAGGCGGCGCGGGTGCGGCCCACCGGAATCCGACCGCCCGAGCGGGCAAGGACGGAGCTAGAGTCGCGTTCCTGAGCGACAAACCTGCTTGTCTCTCGGATTCAGCGAAATCTGACAAGCAAGACGCTGATGTCGCGCTGCCGCCGCACTGGCAAGCGTTCGCTCTGAACCATGGCTGGAACACCTGGGAACAGCTGATCCCGAGTGCCGCCGACAGCCCGGGCGCGGTCAAGGCCTACACCGCCGATCAGTTGCGCGCAACCGTCCTGGCCGACCGCCAGCAGCGCGCCGGGAACGCGGCGCACATCGCGCAGCTACGCGCAGCCCTCATCCTCGCCAGGGACTCGCACGGCGTCTCCCTGCTTACGGATCCGCCGCAGGATGCGTGGAAGGCTCGGAATGTGGATGAAGTGATCCGCGCCGCCCTCGCTGCGGGCCAGGGCGAAGGCGCGGGAGGCGGGATATGCTAATTTCCCGGCATTCTCACCACGCCCCCGCCCAGCCCTTCCGCTGGCCGTTTCCGCCCAATGGACGAACCGAAGAAGCCCCGCCGCCGCAAGAAGGATCCGGACACGCTGTATTGCTCGTTCTGCAAGAAATCGCAGCACGAGATCAGCAAGCTGATCGCCGGCCCGAAGGTATTCATCTGCGACGAGTGCATAGAGATGTGCAACGAGATCATTGCGGAGGAAGCTTTCGAGCTTGCCAAGGTGGATCCTGCCAAGCTGACCGCCTACATATTGCGGGAGCAGGAAGCCGTGCGGATTCACCAGGATCGCATAATCGACGCAACCCAGCTCTTGGGGGCATCTCTTGCCCCTGGCAGCGACACGCGCCACTAAGCACCGCCCACCGGGACTGCGCTCGTGCTGCCGTACTGCGTTATGATGCGGCCGTCACCGGACCAACGGTGAACGGGTGTGGAAACCCGGATAACCAGCACCGCCGTCCCTGCAAAAGGAACGGCTTACGCGTTCGCGCGTCCCCCTCTTTGGGGGCGCCGAACGGGGCCAGCTTCGGCTGGGCCGGGCCGCTGGTTCCGGTTTTCCACCCCCGTTCGTGCGCTGCCGCCCCCTACCCCCCCGATGTTCACAGAGGCCGGCCATGGTCCGCTTCGTGACGATACCGCGCGCCTCTGTGCTTACCGGATACACCGAGGACGCCATCCGCTCAAAAATCCGTGATGACATCTGGCGCGAAGGCAAAGAATGGATTCGGGCTCCGGATGATCGGATTCTCATCGACATGGAAGGGTACGAAAAATGGGTAGAGACGGGAGAGGTGTTAAAGCTGCCTCGGAAAGCAGCATCGAAATCACGTTCCAGTACAAGGGCAGGCGCTGCCGCGAGCGGATCCCTCTCAAGCCCACGCCCGCTAATCTAAAACGCGCCGAGCAGCACCGTGGGGCGATCCTCCACGCGATTGCTACGGGCGTTTTCGACTACGCCGCCACTTTTCCGAACAGCACGCGCGCCGGCCTGTATGCAGACAGTCCGGCGCAGGTGCTGTCCGTCGAAAAGTACCTAGACGATTGGCTGGACGCGCGCAAGCCAACGCTGAAGGCCAGCACATACCAAGGTTACCGCAGCATCGTCGATGGGCTATTGATCCCCCAGTTCGGCGCGCTCATGCTGAGCGAATTGAAGTGGCCGGCCGTCAAGGCATGGCTTGCGAAGCTCGGCGGTGATCGCCCCCCGAGCAACAAGCGGCTGTCCAATGTCCAAAGCTGCCTGCGCTCCGCGTTGGAGGACGCCGTAGATGACGAATTGCTGGACGACAACTGCATGCGCGGCCGGCACTACAGCCGGCAAGAGTTGCCAGTAGAAGAAGGAGAGGATGACGATGTCGATCCCTTCACGCCGGAAGAGCAGGCCGCAATTCTGTCCCACCTGCCCGACCAAACACGGAACTATGCCCTGGTCGCGCTCTGGGCGGGCCTGCGCCCGAGCGAACAGATTGCCCTGAACTGGTCGGATGTTGATTGGAATCGGGGCGTCATCTTGGTGCGCAAGGCCATTACGCGGGCGGCCAAGGGGGTGGCCGAAATGCCTAAGACCAAGTCAAGCCGCCGCGAGGTCAAAATGCTCGCACCTGCGATGCAGGCCATCCAGGACCAGAAGGTTCACACCTGGGTCGGTGCCGAACCCCACGGGGAGCTATTTCGCAACCCCGGAACCGGAGAGCGCTGGTCAAGCAGCCAGGCGGTGCAGAAAGTGTGGGCAACGGCACTGAAGCGCGCCGGTGTTCGCTATCGGCGGCCGTACCAAATGCGGCATACGTTCGCCAGCATGATGCTGTCAGCCGGCGAGCACCCTATGTGGGTGGCAAAGCAGATGGGCCACAAGGATTGGGCCATGATCATCCGCGTCTACGGAAAATGGATGCCGTCCGCGGATCCAGACGCAGGCGGGAAGGCCGTCAATCTGTTCGGCGAAAAGCTGGCATTAAGTGGTCATTCCGGAGCCAAAACAGCCCCAATTCAGCCAAAAACAATGACAGGCTGA